CCGGTTATAGAGAAAACGACTGCAGCCGATCGTCTTCTCTATCTGGGTTATCTGTGGGTTGCTATCAGTTACTACTACTAATTTATAACACTATTTTATTAAATCAGATAGCAATAAGATCTTTCCATGTTGCCGGTCCGCATACTCCATCTACTTCCAAGGCTCCGTTTCTTGATTTCTGGTATGCTTTAAGAGCATAAATAGTATTGTCCCCAGCTTCTCTGTCAAGGTCAAGAACTTTGCTGTTTCTTCCTTTAAATCCTCTTGCAACAAGAATTTCCTGTAAAAGCAATACGGATGTTCCTGCGCTTCCTAACTGTACTGTTTCCGGTTCAAACATGTATTTACCTCCTGTTACTGTGTTACTATTTTCTTTTGTGTTGTTTGTCTCTCCATTAACAATACTGTAATCTGGTGTACAGAATTTTGTTCCTGGGAGTTGACTGTTTAAATAGCTCTTTGCGCATACGCCTCCGCCATTGGCAATAACGTTGGAAGCTCCTGACGTGTTCCCCTCAATCGTATAAAATCGATCTCCGATTACCGCCGTAACAAGTCCAGTATGTACAAACTCTTTTTTCTTACTGTTCCAGAATATGACAATATCTCCAACTTTTGGGTTTGCGTTCAACTTGAAATATCTCTGCATATCTGGACAATACACATATGGCCAATGTTTTAAAAGTTTCTTTGCGGTTTCCAGCCCAAATGCTTTCATAAAGCACCAGGCAATAAATACGGCGCACCAGTATGATCCATTCCATTCTGGCAAAACATCTCTCCAATATTTCGTGAAGTTTGCAGAGCCTGCGTTTGCTGTTTTACTATCAAGCTGGCTATTTGACTTTTTCTCCAGATAGCCTTCTTCATTTTTCGCAATTAGAATAACTTTTTCAATTGCCTTGTCCACGTCTGTTCCTCCCTCCTGCTTTTTGCTTTCTGCATAATCTTTATAGAATATATTTCTATCTACAGTTCCGCTGATGCCTGGTATCTTCGCTTTGCTGGAATACTGCCAGCCCACACCAAAGTCCGGCCGGAGTCGTTCCTGTAAGGTGCCGTTATCTGATGTTGGATAACGTGCTATCCAGAAATCATATTTTTTTAAATGTGAGCAAATTACATTTTCATACCAGTCTACATTGCAATAGATTCCAAACCGATATCCGGCCGCAATGATAATTTTCTCGAATGCTTCTGCCAGTTTATGAATGCTTTCTGATCCAAGCACACGCTGGTTGTTCCACTCCAGATCTAACCACACCGGGAACTGTAGTTTTCTTCCTGCAAGCACCGCAACAACTTTTTTTGCTTCTGACTCAATCTCTGAAACTGTCATTGCGTAAGAATATTTGTATACTCCCATTGGAATATTGTGTCTCTGGCACTCCGTATAATTTTTTTCAAAATATTTGTCCGTAACATTTCCGCTCTCTGTGATCCGGAGGATCGCGAACCCCATTCCATAATCTGCAACGGTATCCCAATTAATATTTTCCTGCCAGGCGGAAACGTCAATTCCTTTGATTTCCATATTTACCTCCAGAAAAAAGCCCGGCATTATACCGGGCTGTGCAAAATTATTTTGTTCCGTCAGAAAACAGGTTTTCGTCTGCCTCTACTTCCGGGATTCCTGCGACGCTTGTGAGCAGGCTTACAACTCCGGCCACTACTGCAGACGATACAACCATCTTCCAGTCCACTGCAGAGATCACGCTTCCGGCTCCAATCACACCCACTGCAGTCTGCGCCATTGTTTTTACGGCTCTGATTCCTGCTTTCTTCCACCATTTCACTGTGTCTACGCTTGGCTTAAATACGCAATTTTTAAACATTTTGCTCCTCCTTATAATCCAAACTGTTTTGCAATAATTCCAACTGCAATACCTAATATAGCTGTTAATAAGTAACTTGTTACTGTCCGCCACTTTTCCCCGTCTCTTGACTCAAGAGCTTCCAGTCTTGCACTCTGCTGTCCCTGCTCTTTCACCATGTTCTCCATGTTGTTTGCAAGCGTCTGTACAGATGTAACTAATTCCTGGAGCTGTTGAACACTGTTTTCCAGAATTTCAATCCGTCTGTTCTGTCGGTTGTCTTCTGCCTCAATTCTTTTGCGGAACTCCTCATGCTCTGCTCTTGAAATCTGTTCATTTTCCATGCTTATTTCCTCATCATCTACGTCTGCATATTTGCGGCAGGAATACTCAATTATATCTAAATCTTGCTGTATATCCTCCAGAGGCTTTGCTTTCTCTTTGTCTTGAATATACAGCAGTAAATCATAAATAGAGGACCATTGCCTGCTAATAATTTGTAATTTAGTCATGCTTCCCGATTACTCAGTAATTTCCTCCATACCTGCATCAATAAGGAGTTTTTTCACCTTTTCTTTTAACAGGCGTGGAACTCTGTTGTATTCCTCTTTTGCTTCCTCAATAGTATCTTTACTTAAAATTTCAGTAACCCATAATTTTGCCATCATTTCTTTATCTCCTTTGCTCAATAACATTATAATTAAATTTCTACGCATAAACCTGTTCGCTCATTTCCAGCAGGCAGTCTTTCAACATTTCGATCTGTTCTGCCTGCTCTGCAAATTTCTGTTCAGTGCTTTTTTCTTCCTTCGGAATATATTCCAGATATTTTTCCGGTGATGCTCTTACAGTTTTCTCTGAGATTTTTTCCTGTTTTTCCCGGAACTGGTTAAAATCATATTCGAATACTGTCTGTTCTGTCTCCGGATCTGTATCCGGATAAGTTTCTGTAACAGTCTTTTCATTCAGACATATCATTACATCCACGTTTCCATCAGGCAGCGCATTCCAAGTTACAGGATCCTGTTTTTCTGTAAATCTTGCTTTCACGACTTACCCTCCTTTTCGCTTTCTCAAATATCTTATCTACGTTATACTTTTCTCTGAAATATTCAGAGTCGGAATGTTTGAACCATCCGTAATATGCTATACACCGGTACGCAAGATCTAATGGTATCGCTTTTCCTTTCTCTGCATACTTCCCGGCTTTTACAAATGCCCTGCGTCCTCTCAGGAAAATGCTCCGCCTTACTTCTGTGTGATCCCGATATATTTTGAATCCCATCATATCAATAGGTTCTCCATGATGTTTTCCGTCTTTGTCTATCCAGTCGATCTGGAACAGCTTCCAATCTGGTTTTACCGTCAGATCTAAATACTCATTCATGTATTTAACCAGGAGTTTCATTGCTTTTCTCACATCTGCCTTTCTGCTTCCGATCAGTAGGAAGTCGTCCATGTAGAACAATACATGATTAATCAGCCTGATTTCTTCTGTTGTTCCGTCTCGGTGTTTCTTCCTCTTGAACAGCTTTTCAGCAGCATAATGATAAGCTGCACTCAGATAATAATTACAGAGCCATTGGCTCAAGTATGATCCGATTGACAGCCCCTGATCGAATGAGTCAATTAAAACGAAAGTCAAATAAAGCAGGTCCTCATTTCTGACCTGCTTCTCTAACATTCTTTTCATTTTTCTCCTGTTGATGGATGGATAGCATTTCCGGACATCTCCCTTTGCTGCTACTCTGGTCTTGCCCGGATTCTTGCGGATCCAATTTTCAATTGCTTCTTTTCCATAGATCTGTCCTCTCCCTGGAATGCTCGCACATTGATAAGTTCCTACTTTTCTTACAAATAATTCTTTTAAGCCATTTGTGGCTACATAATCGTATATCTGCTGTTTTATGCACTCAACACCTATATCTCTTACTTTCCCTGAATTTCCATCCAGCCTTGCGCTTGTCTTTATAGGATCAAAAGATACTTTTCTGAGTTTTATTTCTTCTTCCATTCCTGCCGCTGCTGTGCAGACTAAATTATGTAACCAGTCTTTAAAGTTTTCTTTTATAATCCTGTGTATCTGCCTGGCTGTAATAATATTCGTATAGTTTGCCAGAAATCGGGCTGTATCCATACGGTTCCATTTATCGCTCAGACATTCATAGATACATGCGGTTATAAAGTTCTGATCTAATGTTATATTTTTACAATACCGTTTCATTCGTTTCTTGATATAAGGGGTTTTCGGTTTTTCTACTCACCCCACGCATGAATCAACTGCATTCATGGTCCTTGTCCCAGGCTCCTATGCTCCCGATCACAAGGTTCGGCTTCAATCAAATTTCGGTGATGCCCCACGCTGCTGTTGCAGGCTCCGTCCTGCGGAGCGAAATGTAACACAAATATCAAATCATTTTCAAGAAAATCCGGAAACGATATTCCAGTTCGCATTGCCAACGCCATTGTTCGCATTCAGAATCCAGAGGCCGTAAATCGTGCCATTGTTCAGATTGCCCAGGGACAGCCAGGGAACAGGAACCGCTACCTCGTGTTACAAGTCCGTAATTTATTGCTATTCTGCTTTTTCGAAGTTGATTAGTTATCAGTTACATAGAGGGGACAGCCCCTCTGTCAGGCTGCCGCCTGCCATTCACCCCGTGTGCCGTTCGGTGAAACGCCGGAAACGATATCCCAGTGCGCACGGCCAACGCCATAGTGCGCAGCCAGAAGCCAGAGGCCGCAAACCGTGCCATTGCCCAGAGGGCCCAGGGACAGCCATTCTCTTTGGCCGCTCGTGCCTGAATCTGTATACAGTCCATTGCAGAATCCTGTTGTACTTCCGGCTTTTGTTTCCGTCGGTACCATGATTCCCAGGGCTGGATCAACAAAGCATTTTGAGATGTATTTCCATGATGCTGCTGTGTATGTTACCTGAGCCGCTACTTTCTTGTATCGTGTCTTTGCTGCATTCATATCCGTTGTAAGCAGTGACGCATCCATACAGATGTATACGTCTCTCTTTGGTGTTCCGTCTTCATCTGTAACAATATCCATAAATACATTACTGAGGACTTCATAAGCACCGTATCCGGTTTCGATTCCCTGGATCTTGAATGGATTCTTGTTATCTGTATTTGAGAACGGTGATCCATCTGATCCAAGCACGCTGTCGGTTGAGCCGGTCCGCCATGGCATTGTTGAGATGCAGGTCGTTAATGTCGTGTTGAATGGTTCTGTGTCCAAATATATTGCAGAATTTGTATCGTCTACCGGTTCAATCTTCAAGATCTTCACGTCATATGCGAGGTTGTGCATGTATGCGTAATATCTATCTTTATTTGTATTTGAACCAATATCCCCGACAGATACATAAGACCCAACAATATAATTGTTTGCTTTTGCTTTTGGTAGAATTACTCTTGTTACTCCGGTTTCTGCAACTGTTGCCATTTCCTGTGATGTATAAGAATTACATCCGGTCATAACGCTCCGGCTGTTCGTAGTTGCGTACAAAATAATCATCATAAGCTGTTTGTAAAAGAGATCCCAGTTTGTTGTCCCCACGTACATTGAGCCTTTCTTTCTCATGTATGCGATCAGTCCTGTGTGTGATACTGGTTTTCCTCCTTTCTGGCTTCCGTTTGCCAGAATCAATCCAGCGGAGCTGTACGGCACTCCATCAATGTCTCCGGCTCCGTATTTTCCGTGGATCATAAAAGGTGAAATTGTTCCGTCTGGATTAATTGACTCTCCCATTGGTCTAAGGCCAAGGGCTTCGTTCGGACTGTCTGAATAATGATAATCTACATACTCAGGATTGTCTGTGATTCCAACCCATGCGGACATTGTGACCTCTCCCACATCTACTTTTCCGGTCTTTTTGAAATCCGGTTGTCCCTGCAGTGCAGTCACATGGTTAAAGCCTTTATTATCTACGGTAAAATTACATGGAAAGTGCATGAATACGCCAATCTCCCTGTAATCATCCTGTCCGATTGCTGTATTTGTGGACGGTTTTCTCACCAGTCCTTCATTGTCGTTCAGTTTCACGCCTGTTGGACTGGTAGAAGTGTCATACTTGTAGATTCTCGTTGTATATACTTTTCCAGTCCTGCGGAGGGCAAAGAAATTTGAAAGTGCGTTTTCAATTCCTCCACCTGCTGCAGTAATATTCTGAATCTGTTTATTTGCTTCTGCCTGAATGTTGGTTACCGCAGTCTCTCCGGTTTCCTGGAGATCTTCTTGCAGCTGTGTTCCCTCTGTAATTTTGGTTCCCAGAGATGTATCCAGGCTTGTTGCGGTCTTAGTTGTTGCGTCCAAATCTGTTTTTGTCTTGGTTGCGGTTGTATTCGATGTATCCAGGGCGGTCTTGGTTTTGCCTGCTGCCATGTTGGAATCATCTAAATTTTTCTTTGTTGTATTCGCAGTAGAAACAGTAGCATCCAGCTGGCTCTTGAGAGCTGTTCCCTGGGTGATGTCAGATTCTAAACCGGTTTTCAGTGTTGTCCCCTGAGTAATATCTGAGTCAAGGCCCTGCTTTAAAGTCTGCGCGGTGCTGACTGATCCATCTAAAGCAGTTTTGGTCTGTCCGGCAGTTGTGTTTGACGCGTCCAGGTTCTTTTTACTGGTGTCTGCCGTTTTAACTGCAGTATCCAGCTGGCTCTTGAGAGCTGTTCCCTGGGTGATGTCTGTATCAAGTCCCTGTTTTAATTCTTCCGCCTTTTTTACATCTGCTGCAAATGTCTGCTCTGTCTGTTCGTTCTTTGCCACTTTCTCTGCAATATCAGACTGTGCCGCAAGAATATCCGATTTTACCTGGTTGTATTCGTTGTTTTCGTCTGATACCGCATTGATTGCATTGACGATTGAATTACGGACGTCTCTGCCTTTCTGGGCCTTTGCGATCTGATCCGTATATTTCTTTACATCAGCCACGTTTACTCCTCCTTACCGATAATGCGTTTTGAGTATTCCTTTGCTTTAAGATCTCTTACCTCTGCAAGAATAGATGTGAGCATATAATCCATTAATGAGGCAGGGATTCCACCCTGCACCATTTCTTTAAATATCACGCTCCGAAGTTCTTCTGTTTTCTTATCCAGGATTGCTCCAAGAGGTAGTACTTCTTGGGTGTCCGAATCGGACACCTTTTTCTCTTCTGGTGTATCTTCTTTCATGCTTCTTTCTGTTTCTTTGCTAACTTCGCTCATTTTTTGTCCCTCCCTATTTCAAATGTGCTGTTGCAATATATTCTTTAATTGCATCCAAGTGTCCCTGTACCTCTGTGTTCATCACCAGAAAGTTTCCTTTGTTATTCTGGCTAATAATGTTTCCTGTTTTTTCATCAACTTCGGAATAAGTAAATGCGATTCTGCTTCCCTCTCCGGTTGATAAATTCATAAAACTCGTCAGTACTTTTTTCATGCTGCTGCCTCCATCTGATTAATAATGGTTACTCTGTCATTTCCCAATTCGGTTTCATAATCTGGCTCGGATATTTCTATTTCTTCCGCTGTATAGTCAAAATCAAGTTCTTCAACTGCTCTGTCGTATGCTGTTTCGCTTGCATCTGCGAATCTCATGTGTTCGTAATTTGTCTGCATTGCTTTTATCTCGAAGCTAAATTCTAGCCCCGGCGTTCCTTTTACCACAAAATGTGTTGGCGCTTTTTCTTCCACCCAACAGTCCCCATCACTTTCTTTCTGCAGAAATACATAATATGTGATTTCTGCATTTATGGATTCCTGGAAAATATCATCAAGATCAATCAGACAAGTCCCGTCGTCAGATATCGTTGCTTTTCCTATATCTCCAAAAATAGGTGATGCCATCTCATAACAATAAAACGCCTGCATTCCATAGTCTTTTGTGTCAAATATTCTTTTCTTAGTTCCTCTGACACTCAAGTCTGAAAGATCATTTCCGGATCCAATGTTATAGAAATGTCCTGACGCTTCGATATGTGAGCTCGACTTTATCTTTCCTCTTGCAGTTATAGTTGATGATGATGAAATAGCGTTGAAGCTTGATGCTGTTGTGGCTGTTATCGATTGCGTCTTGATGCTGTCAAAAGCACCATCACCGCAATCAATATCGCCAAACAGTGCTGTTGTAGTAGCACCTCCAATTACTACTGTATTTCTATTTGTTCCTTTGTGCGAAACATAATAAACTGAACCGTCTGATATTCTCATTTTCTTTTCAGACGAATTTATTTCCATTTTGTAGTTTCCTGTTGCATATGCATACAGGCTAGTTGAATCAATCCAAAATCCGCCTATTTTGCCGCTAATGCATTCCATTGAACCATCTGTCAAAATTTTAAAATAACTGTTCGCCGTTACAATTCCGTTGAAATCTATTTTCGACGCATTAATCTTTACCGACTGTGCAGTCTGGTTGATTGATGATGCAATTTCTCCAGCAGATACTTTCGACTCTATTTCCGTCTCTGTCTGCGTGATTCGGGAGCTGAGAGTACTTTCCGCACCTTTCGCACGGGAAACCTCTGACGTGATCGAGTTTTCTGCAACTGTGATCCTGGATATTGCAGTTTCGGCCGTACTTTTTGCGGTGTCAGCTGTATTCTTTGCAGTGTTTGCTGTTGTCTGTGCTGCATCTGCCTGGGCTTTTGCAACACTAATATCCTGATCCTGGATTCTTTCCCAGGATGCCGTTTTGCTTCCTGATGTTGTTCCGGAGCATTTCCATAGCAGATTTATATTGTTTCCGTAGCTTCCATGATTCGGACTTTCTGGATATGTCCCTTTTGTCAGTTCAGTTGCAGTGTAACTCGGCAAACTCTCAATTGTTGCTCCTGATGTTTCTCCGGTTGTTCCGGTAACTGACGCTATAGCGAAACCGTAGAAGCTATCGCTTGAACCGTCTGTATGCCAGTACACATAAAATTCTGAGGATGGAACAAAAACAGATGCACCAGCAATGTCAGTTCCTCCCAGCTTCGCTGCAAGTTTCATTGTTCCGTTATCACTGTAATAAATCTTTACATAATCATAATTTACGCTTTCCGTTCTGGAGTCTGATGAAAATGTGATCTTTAATCCAGGAACCTTATATGTATATCTGTACGCATATCCGGTTGTGATATCATAGTAAATATCTCCTATGTGCAGCGACTTTAAATCGTCGCTTGTCCAGGAGGACGCTGGTTCATTTGATGTTGTCGGTATTTTACTCCCGTAGAAATTACCGTTTTTCTCCGACACTGCCTGGCGTACCGTAGTTACTTCAAGAGTAATATTATCTGTCGCCATTTTAATAGCTGCCGTCATTTGTTCTGTTGTGGAATAACTTTTCAGCTTTTCATCTGTATCGGCTTTTGCATTCTTTTCCGCATTATCTGCAGCTGTCTGGCCGGCTTTTGTGGCATTGCTTTCCGCGGTGTTTGCAGCATCTTGGCCAGCTTTTACCGCTGCATTGTATTTTTCTTCTGTTTCCACGGTTGTTGTATATGTTTTTGATACTTCCAGAGAAATGCTGTCCGCTGCCTGTTTGATTGCGCTGTTCATCTCCAATGTGGTTGAATATTTCAACAGCTTCGTATCGGTGTCAGCTTTTGCGTTCTTTTCTGCCTGATCTGCGGCAGTCTGGCCGGCTTTCATGGCATTGCTTTCAGCGGTGTCTGCTGCCGTCTGACCGGTTTTTACCGCGTCCATGTACTTTTCTTCTAGCTGTCCAGTTGTGGCGTATGTTTTAGACACTTCCAGCGTAATGCTGTCTGCTGCCTGACTGATCGCGCTATTCATTTCAACTGTTGTGGAATAGTTTTTCAGTTTTGTATCGGTATCGTCTTTTGCATTCTTTTCCGCATTATCTGCAGCTGTCTGGCCCTCCTGGACTGCATCTGCGTAGAGCTTGTTTGCCATCTCTTGCGTTGTATATGTTTTCGATACCGTCGAAAGAATACTTGTCTCAGTCATTGTGATCGCTGATCTGAGTTTTTCCTCTTCCCCTTTTGCCCTGGACACCTCCGCGGTTATAAGTCCCTCCTGGACCTCGATTTTTGAAAGTGCAGATTCTGCTGTGCTCTGAGCTGCTTCAATGTCCTTATCTTTTACTCTTACCCATCCATACTCATTACTGTCATTTTTCTGATACTGATAAGCATAGCCGGTTGTGGTATTGAAAAAGAGATCTCTTTCGTGTTCCTGCCTCAATTCGTCTGTCGTCCAGGCAGATGCTGGATTGTTTTCAGATGTTGGTTCATAATTTCCGTACCAGTTTCCGGATTTTCTCTCCAGCTGTTGCTCCAAACTCGAAACAGAAAGAGTTATCTTTCCGTCCATGGCTTTCAGGGATGTTGTGACCTCTTTCAGAATCGCTGTTTTATTTGCAGAGTCTCCATCTGATATTTTGGTTTCAATGTAGTTTTTGCACTCTGTCGAAAGTGCTTCTGTTTTAACAGAACCGGCAAGGATTCTCTCTCCTATAATCTGGCCATCCAGCGTCATTCCGATCGTGTATGGGCCGTTATATCCATTGTGAGATCCGCCGATTCCGTTTTTATTTATCTGTAGTATATTTGTTGCCTGTTCTTTGTCCGGTGCATCCATGTACAGATCCCGAAGCCAGAGACCGTTTTCGTCAAATTCTGTGAGTTTGTATCCGCCTTTTGCTCCCGTCATTTGTTTCGTAAGATTATCAATTGCGGATTTCATCCAAGTCGCTTGAACTCTTCCAGCCTCTGTTGTTTCCTGCCGAATCTGAGTAAATGTCCCAGTAGTCTGATCTGTGAAAGACTGCTGTAGATTTTCTCCCAGTGTCAACTGCGCCTGATCTGGTTGCTGCAATGGGATTTTCATTTCCATAACCGGCAATACTTTTTTCATTCCATACGGAATTGCATTGCAGAGCACACGGTCTCCTATATCAAAAGAATCATAATCCTGGCCAAACAATGACAAATCCACTGCAGTCAGGGAAATGACAAGGTTCTCATACTGCTGCGTCGTCAGATATTCTGTTGCTTTTTTCAGGAGGTTCGCTGGCGTTGCTACATCGTCCCACTTCTCTGTTTTCCACACCCACCCGAAACTTTCTACCGCCTCTTTGCTGTATATGTAGTCTTTTCCGTCGTTTACGGATGTAATGTCCACATTCTTTTCAAGACGTTCAAATTCGGATGCATTTTCGTCCAGATCTTCCTCAATTGCAGCTCCCAATGGAATTAACGCTGTGATAACATCGTCGGCAGTCATTGTCTCTGAGTAATCAAGCAGGTTCTCTCCGAATTGAATCGGTTGTTCGCAATACTTGCCATATTCCTGTATATTTATCCAGTCAAGATATAGCTTGCCGTCTTCGTGTCTGAGTCTCAGGTATCCGCCTAGACGATCAACCAGTTTCTCCCTGATCGCCTCAAGGGTGTTTTCTCTGTCAGTTATCCTGTACAGAGAGTCATTGCTGTCATGGATCGTAACAACCCCGATATAGATTTTCTTTCTGTCCTCAACCTGATTATTGTGCAGCTGCAGCCACGCGTCTAACATTTCCCTGGGCGACATGTCGTGCCATTCCTGCTGCGGCAGAATCGTATCTGCCAGGAACGACAACGCTCCGGTTGCTTTAATCGGTTGATTTTTAAACCGGTCTTTTTCTCTTGTGCGGACTTCTCCATAAAAGATTTCTGTTTTATCTCTGTACACTGAAATCATGCTTTTTCTGTTATGAATATCATTGTACAGAGGATTTAAAGCCGGTACTTTCAGGGTTAATTCTCCTGCGTATCCTGTCTGTAGGTCCAACTCCGGATTGATAACTGCTGCCTGCCGGTCCCCTGGATAATACAGGATTTTGCCATCTAATTTAATTTTGTACATTACAATGATCCCCTCCTGTAAACAATGTCCAGTGTTCCTGATCCGGTAAATTCAAGAGTTACATCAGATCCGTATACTACAATATCCGGAAAGCGATTTCTCCCTAGCGTCAGAGTATAGGTCTCTCCACATGCTGTCACCTTTAATCCTGTTGATCCAATGCTTTTTACATTCAATATCGGAACGATTGCTACATCTCCGGAATATACTGTGTATGATCCTGATCCGGATATTGTGATCCCGGCTCCCTGATCTATCACTCCGGTTTCAAAATCAAACGGATCCCAGAGCCATTCCTCCGTTGAGTCTGCAAGTGAATATTTATAAGGATCTGCTTTCGGCACACTTAAATGAAATTGACCGATCTCTCTTGACCGGTCAAAATCTGTTATATATGCTCTTCCGGTCCAGTAATATGCTGGATCGTTTGAAAACGTTATCCTTATGTTTTTCCCATGCAGTCTGTTTCGAATGTTCGAAATAAAGCTATCCCAGTCTTCTCGCGGTTTCTTACCGCCGAACAGAATATCAATTTCCCTTGATTTATATACTGGTCTGCCTGTAATCGCTTCTGATCCGTCCAGGAAACCGTCAGCTCCTGGGACGTCGATGAAATACGTCTCTACCTCCGGTTCCTTGATATAATCATTGTTTCCAATTGCGCAGCCCCAGTCTGCTAATGTATCTATAACTTTCCCAGAACTTTCAACAGTGATCGTTGCTTTTATTGTCAATACATTATTCATCTGTAAGCTGCCTCCCTTGCTATTCTTCCAAGTTCATTATTGATCGCCGGGGCAAGTTTTCCAGCCCATTCGCGGTTGTCGAAATAAATATCCTGTCCGGCGCTCATTACCTGGATGAGCTGTGTTAACATGCCGGTAATTCCAGCGAAATCCGTTTTGCTCGGATCACTTGCGTCTTTCAGTGAGCTTGTATCCAGCTGTAGACTCATCTGTACGTCTTTCATTGCATCCGTTACCAGTCCACGGCTTTTTTCAATTCCGGTTGCGAGTCCCTGCATAAAGTCTGGCATCCAGTCTTCATAATAATGCAACGGTCCCTCATCCGGTCTTGAAAAATGCAGCCATGACCTGATTGTGTTGGCTACACTTGATACTGCAGATGTGACATTTCCTATGCAGCTGCGGATCCCGTTTGCGATTCCGTTCACGAAATCCTGCCCCCATCTGATCGCCTGTCCTGGCAGGCTTGTAATGTAACCGATTGCTCCGGAGAATCCATTCACGACTGCTGAATACACGCCAGACAGTGCGCTGGATATTCCTGATACTACGCTTCTGAATGTTTCTACTGCTGAGTCTTTCATGTTTCTCGCGTAGTCTATAACGGTTTCCTTGACATTCTGCCAGGTTTCCGAAGTGTTTGACCTGATATTGTCCCAGTATTCTGACGCATTCTCTTTCAGAGTCTGAATTGAGTCTGATGCTCTCTCTTTCAAATTTTCTGCCGCGTTTACAACAAAATTTTTGATTGATGTCCAGGCTTTTGACGCTGCCTGAGATGCAGCGGTCCAGATCCGTGATAAGGTGTTCTTGAATCCTGTGAACATCGTTGTTACTGCAGTAACAAGTCCCTGCGCAAGTGTTGAAATTACCTGCTTGATACCGGTCCATATTGTCTTTGCAGCGTTCTGGATGTTTGTCCAGATGTTTGTTGCGTCTGTTTTTAACTTCTCGAAGTTTCCTGTTACCAGGTCGATCAGTAAAATGACCGGCGCGAGAATTGTATTTTTCAGCAACTCCCAGGCGCCCTGCGCAATAGTGACAAGACCTTGCCAGATTCCCTGCAGTGTAGTGACTGCATTCTGCCACAATGTTGTGATCGTTGTTACGACTCCGGATATAACCGGATTCTGCATCATGGTTGTCCAGATGTTCGTAAAAAAATCTGATACCTGCTGCCAGATTCCAGACCACCACGCCGGAATGCCTGCAAAGAATGTAGTAACACTATCCCAGGCTTGCGGTATTGTTACCGCAAAGAATGTTATGATCCCATTCCAGATTCCTACAAAGAAATCCGATACCTGCTGCCAGATCCCGGACCACCATTCCGGAACTCCTGAGAGAAATTGCATTAATGTGCTCCATGCCTGCGGTATTGTCTCGGTGAAAAATGATGCTATCTTTTGTACAACAGCATTTACACCGTCACGGAACCATTCGCATTTTGTGTACAGCAAAACTAACGCAGCTACGATCGCGGCTATGACTGCGATAACCGGGTTTGCAGCTATAACGCCGAACAGAGCTGTAAAAGCTCCTTTTACTTTTCCAAGTATGCTCGTTATCGTTGTCAGTGTTTTCATTTTTGAAAACAGTCCCGTAATTGCAGATATTCCGGTTGCAACTTTCCCGATCATTATGAGCAGCGGTCCGATCGCGGCCACGATCAACGCAATGGTCGCGACTATCTTTTTCTGTCCCTCACTCATTCCGTTTAATTTCTTCACGAAATCCTGGATCACTGAAACTGCTTTTCTGATATACGGCATTAAAATCTCACCGAACGCAATTGCCAGTTCCTGCAGAGCACTTTGTAAGGCTGTAATCTGTCCGGATAGGTTGTCCTGCATGGTCTCTGCCATGTTTTCAGCAGCTCCGTCGCAATTATCAATATTCTTTATAAGTTTCTGGTAATCTTCATCTGATGAATTGATGATTGCGAGCATTCCGCTCATGGCTTCTTTTCCGAAGATAGCCGTCGCTGCCTGCGTCTGTTCTGCTTCTGTCATTCCGCCCATGGTTTCGCGCAAGAAATCCATGGTTTCGCGCAATGACTTCATGCTGCCGTCTTCGTTCTGCAACGCTTTATTATACAGTCTTACATTTGCTGTCGTTCCCTCCTGTAGCTGAGACAGGGTTTCATTCGCATTTGCAAGCTCTGTCTGCTTTATCTCCAGTGTGGCCGCTGCGTTTGACGCCTCTGTTGAGTCTGCTCCGTATTTCGAAACAGCGTCATTGTACTTCTGCTGTGCTTTTTCTGCTGCCAGAGATGCTTTTTGCACTCTGACCATCTGCTTGTCAATTTTGCTCTGATCTATGCTCGTGGCAGCTTCTGTCGCGTAGAATCCCCACTTTTCCATTGCGTCTCCGACATCTTTTGACGGCTTAATCATATTCGTCAAAGATGAGCGTAACTGCGTACCTGCCTGAGATGCTTTGATTCCGCTGTTAGCCATAAGGCCAATAGCAACCGCTGCATCTTCGGCGCTATATCCAAGCGCACCTGCTACCGGTGCAATGTACTTGAATGTTTCGCCCATTAAGCCGACATTTGTATTTGCACTGGACGACGCCTGTGCTAATACATCCGCAAAATGCGAGCTGTCTTCCGCTTTCATTCCGAACGCGGTGAGCGCATCTGTTACGATGTCAGATGTCGTTGCAAGATCTTCTCCACTGGCCGCCGCAAGGTTCATAATTCCAGGGAGGCCGTCGTACATCTGCTGTGCATCCCATCCGGCCATGGCCATGTAACCCATAGCGTCTCCGGCTTCTTTCGCGGAGAATTTTGTCTGTGCGCCCATTTCTCGCGCACGCTCTCGCAGCTTATCCATATCCTCTGCAGACGCTCCGGATATTGCCTGGACATTCGACATTGAGCTGTCAAAGTCTGCCGCTGTTTTAACAGCAGCGGTTCCCAGTCCAGTGATTGCCGCTGTAACCGGGAGCATTTTTTCTCCTGCGGTTGTCAGGTTCTCTCCTATTTTCCCGGCTTCCGTAGAAATCTGGGCCAGTTTTGCGGATCCTGATCCTACTTCGTTTTCCAGGGATTTCAGACTTTCCTCTGTTTCAATAATCGTCCTTTTCAGGGCGTCATATTGCTCCTGAGAAACTTTTCCCTCCTGGAACTTCTGCTGTACTTCCTGTTCTTCATTTTTCAGGAGTTCCAGCTTGTCTTTTGTATTTCCAATTTCATCAGACAGCGCTCTCTGTTTCTGCTGCAGTAACTCTGTATTGGTCGGATCCAGCTTTAGCAGCTTATCAATTTCTTTGAGTTCTGTCTGTGTTGTCTTTATTTTTGTGTTCAGTGTATCAATAGACTGCTGCATCTGAGTAGGCGCATTTTTTGCCTCAGTCTCCAGGGATTTCAGACTTTCCTCTGTTGCTATGATCTCTCGTTTGAGAGCGTCATACTGTTCCTGGGAAATCTTACCCTCTGCGAACTGCTGCTGCGCCTGCTGTTCTGCAGTCTTTAAGGCTTCCAGCTTCTCTTTTGTGCTGCTGATCTCATCTGCAAGAGCTTTCTGTTTCTGCTGCAGCAGCTCTGTGTTTGTCGGATCCAGCTTTAAAAGATTGTTTATGTCCTTTAGCTGCGCCTGTGTTGTCTTAATCTCTGTATTTACATTTTTAAGTGATTTCTGTAGTCCTGTGGTATCGCCGCCGATCTCAATAGTGAGTCCCCTTATGTCGCGGCCTTTGGACAAGCATTATCACCTCCGCCCTTAGAATCTGTCCATATCCTCCTGCGTTGCCATCTTTGGCCACTTATAGTCGTCGTTGATTTTTTCCGTAAAAATATCCAGGACTAAACCTACTGTGAGTAGGTCTAAATCCTGGATGCTGATTCCGGTCTGTGCGCATCTCAAGAGGAATAGCGCTGTTGTCATTTCCCGGCTACTTGGTCGAAGTTTTTTTTTGCTTCTTCCTGTGTCTGTGTATTAAGGTTCCAGAGTTTTACAATCTCCGGAAGAATCTCGTAAATAGAGAATGTGTCGAACTGATCCAACCAGTCGTAGACATCCTCCGGAAACTCCTGGCCTTTCTTCTGTGCTGCATGTTTTGCCATTACAAAAGCGACGTTTTCAAACATCTCCAGGTCTTCGATAGGGATGTCCGACTCGGACACCTCGTTTTCTTTCTGGTTGTCCTGGGATTTCTTCACGGACTTTTCAATTTTTGCCATGTCCTGAAAAATATCTCTGTGAAACTGGATGCGGTAAATTCTCGGAATTGCTGCAGATGCTGCAAAAAGTACATCTTTTCCGTCAATGTTGATTGTTTTAATCATCTTTGTTCTCCCACTGTTACTTTCTTGCCAGATGCCTGAGTTTCCGCATCGCTCTGAGTTGCTGCCGTGATAGTTTCCGGATAGTATACAGTCTTATACCATCCGTCGTATACTGTTTTGTCTGTGTCAACGGTTGTCTGAGCTTTTACGCGGCCATTTGCCAGCGGACTGTTGCTGATCGTAATTGTCTCTGTTCCCGGTTCGACATTCTCTTCTTTTGTCTCTGATTCGATTGACGGTCTTGTTGCGGTGCAGTTATAGAGCACTCTTCTGGTCGCTTTCTGGTCTCCGTCAAATTCGAACAAGAATGCAAATTTCTGTGTATCTCCAGAGTCGGAAACCTCATGCAGCACGTCTTTTTCGTCCCTCTGTTCTTTCAGAATGTCCTCTCTAAATTCATCCGGAATCAGGGCAAATTCTGCATCGCCCTCGTATCCGTTGTTTGCTGCTGATACATAATACAGGATTCCATCGGCGTAAAACTTGCTGATATCTCCGTTTGCATCAAATGATACAGATACGGCGCCCTTAACTGGTACCGGAGTCTCAAATGTGATTGTTCCGTCTTCTGCTTCGTTCTGCTTTGCATAATGTGCATTTTTAATGTTGAATTTAACTTTGTTGTCTCTGTTCTTAGACATTTTATACCTCCATTTCGTACAGGACTTCATACATTTTTTCAGACTCAAGATATGATTCTGTTTTTTGATATGCAATACCGTACTTTTCAAGAATATCCTCAACTTTTTTCTCATTATCCCAGTCTTTAATGTCTGAGTATAATTCAATGTTCAGGACGTCGATTTTTACATATGTGATTCCGTCTGCGGCAAAATTGTCGCTCTCTGTAATCCTCCACACGAGAAAAGGCGGTTCTATCCAGTTATGAGTTGTAAAATGATCGTACTCATAAGGCAGTCCCACCTCGCTTAACATGTCTTTGATCTGTTCAGCTGACATCATAACTTTGATGCGATCTCCTTTTCCAGTTCTGCAATTGCTGCCTGTTCCGCAGGCTCTACATGTTTAATTGCTGCCACTCTTCCTCCGCCTCGTTTCTGGTGTCCTTTTTCAAGCAGATGCACCAGAGAGTATTTTGTATCGTGGATCGCCACGATCAGGCTTGTAGCGTTCTCTTTTACTACGGTCTTTTTCCATCCTTTTTTGTATTTTCCAGTAGCAACCGGAGAATTTTGTTTCAGCTTTGCAACTGTCCTTTTTGCAACATTGTTTACACACTCTTTTGTTGTTGCAGTGCAATGTTTTCCGTAATCTTCAACAAGGCGATTGATCTCTGTTGTCAGATCATCAATTTTGATGCTATTGCTCACAATCCGGCCTCCTGTCTGTATAAAGCTGTACAATCTTTTCCAAGGATAAATATACTGCAGGCGGTGTGGCGTCAAATTTCTCCTGGATCTGTACAATTTTGTACTGAGCCGGATTGTGTTCGTCTATTTCATCTCTTTCGAAATCAAAAGGATCCCAGAGCCATCCGCTTTGAGAGTCAATGACAACCACGTCCAGAACTTCTATGTTTTCCCGGTTCAAAACTTCTGCCGGAATGCTCAGGAGCTTTGACAGCTTGTTTCCTGCCGTCTGTGCGTCAAAATAACGTCTCTCTCCGATCGTACGGTTTCCGAAACGTATACCCTTTAATTTTGTATACGTGATTGTTCTTTCTTCTACATTGCAGATACTCAGTACCCCGTCTGTAAAGGTTTCAAACTGTTTGCTTTTGATCCTCGGCATATTCATCCACCTTTTTCGCTATCTGCAGGCTTATAATCTCATTTTTGTAATTTGTCCAAAACTGTTGCCGTTCTCCAGAGCGTTCATACATTACCATCTGAAAAAGGAGTGCTTTTTCCTGGGTGTCCCCCAGGAAATCGCACTCTCCTAATACTCCGGATAATGATGCCATGCCGCGCTTTATCATTCCTATGAGTTTTTCGTCTCCTTTCGGATCGTCCCAGGTAATGTCCAGGTAATTTCTGACCTCTTCGAGAAGTGTTGAAATCTCATTTTCTGACATAGCATTTCACCTCATCATTCTTTTGTGACGGTTACAGTGTAGGTCTTTGTCTGCTCTCCATCTGTTACTTTAACAGTTACTGTATTTGATCCACTGTTCCAGGTTGCTTTTCCGCCGTTTGTTACCTGTGTTGCTCCTACTTTGATCTCAATATTTGCGGTTGCTGATTCCGGGAATGCAGTGATTGTATTTGTTGCGGCGGTTGTTGTAACAGTGTAGCTTTCTGTGCTTGCATCAAATTTCGGAGTCAGTGTCAGACCGCCGATTTTTAAGTCTGCTAAAAGTGCATTATCTACATGCTCCTCTACCTTGCTTACTACTTCAAAACGAACCGGCTGCAGGTTTTCAATATTGAGAACGACAAAAGCATTATTATCCAGGGCGAATCCGTGAGCATATGCTTTGATAAGATAAACTCTTTCATCTTCCAGGAATCTGTACTCATCGGAATATTCGATTTTTCCATTTTTAGCCATACCGACTCCAAGAAAATACTTGTCTCCCATGCCGTATGTGACTGTTCCCTCTTTAACTGCTGCTGACTGAATAATTTCTACCGGGATAGGCATAGTTGAAACATAGGTACCATCAGGAGTCATTGCGCGAGTTGCTGGAAGCACTCTTTTCCAGTAATCCACTGGATTTACAAGCATAATCAAATTGCTGACTACTCTTGCCTGGCCTTTGCTGTTTCTCGCCATAATTGCGGTGATGTTTCCAAGCTGGACTAAATTCATAGCAGTGATCTTAATCGGTTCTTTCTCCGGATATTCTCCGGATACAACTGTCACTCCGTCTCCTACCTGGCGAGTCATTCCGATTGGCTGATCTTTTCCGGTTCCGTTTACGATTCCATACTCCAGTCCATTCGCAAGGGCTTCTGTAAGTACCTCGCGCACGTATTTATCTAACCATGCAGGTCCTAAATCCAGCATAGCTTTAGAAATCGGCAAGAATGCGCTAAGTTTGTCCTGAGTTACATCCACTTCCTTGAATCCGGATGTCAGTTCCTCGATGATCTTACTTGTAAGTTTTCCCCATGCTGCTTTCTGTTCTCCATTTGTGTTCATCATCATTCTTGTGAGTCCAGAAACAGTTGTTGCATTCACTTTAGCCAGTAACGGGTGGTTTGTTGTAAGTTCATCAAAAACTGAATTTATGATTGTTTCCGGGAAAACAGTCTCAATGTTGTTGAGTGCCTGTTTCGGATCCTGGGATTTCATTGCATCAATAATTTTTTCGTAGTATTCTCTTTCTGCGCTTGTAAGCTGACGAACACCTCTCTGTGCAAGCACGTTTACATCGTTCTGGTTCATCATCTCTTTTGCTTCTTCCAGCACGTTCTGCTCAATATCCTGGCAGAGTTCCAGGAACACCTCTGTAAACGCTTCTGCGTCATTTGCTGCAACTGCAGCATTCATTTTGTTAAGGATTTCCCCTCTTTTCAGTGCGATAAAATCTCTGTTTTTCATTTTATTCTCCTTTTTTGAATCCCTGCAAGAATCCCTGCAGCGTGTGTGGTGGCTCTTTTGGATCTGCTGGCGGTTTCTGGCTGCTCTGCATAAGTTTCAACTGTTCTCTGAATGACTTTGTGTCATTCATATGCTGCACAACTTCCTGGAGACGTTTCTGCATCTCCTCTCTGGTTGTATCGTCCTCCGGAGCATGTCCGTAATCTTCTACCTTGTCGATCAGGCCGTACTGCAGACAATCCTCCGGTGTCAGGAATGTTTCTGCGGTCATCATGTCCGCGAGCTGCTGTTCATCCAGATTTGAGCGTTCCAGGAAGATCTTACGATTGCTTGCTGTAAGTACGTCCAGGTCGTCTGCTGTCTTTCTCAGCTCCCTGGCGTTTCCGGATGCTGTAACCCATGGTTCGTGAATCAAAGCAGTTGTTCCTACGCCCATGATTCTTTCATCGCACGCCTGCAGTATAACGAATGCTACAGAGTACGCAACGCCGTCCACGATCCCTTTTACATGGCTTCCTGACTGTTTTAAAAGATTGTAAATTGTAACGCCCTCTTTTACAGATCCACCATTGCTGTTAATATGCAGTTCAATCGTGTGCTCCTCCGGAATTGCTGCCAGCTGATCGCGGAAATACTTCGCAGATGTTTCGCTCTCTGTATATGACCAGGTTTTCCAGTCAAATTCGCCGTAAGCAGATACATCATCGTAAATGTAGAGCAGATGCGTCGCCGGATCTGCTGCCTGCTTAAAGCAGAAATTAGTTTTATTCTGTGTTTCCATCTTTGGCACTTTCTCCACCTCCCTCTATATCCTGTAAAACATTTTGAACGGTTCCATAGTTCTTTGTGATGAAATGCTGATCCGCCCAGTCTTCGTTGATCTGCGGCTGTCCCAACGCACGCAAGATCATGTTGATCGTATGTGTTCCGGACTGTACTAGCTTGTCAATTTGAGTCGCGTTGCTAAACAGGTCTACATGCTTAACATGTGACGTATCTACCATACACCTGCTGCCTTTCAGGACTGCTTTTCCGTAGCGCTTGCGATTGATTTCTGTTGCCAGGGACTCTGCAAGTGGATCCAGCGTGACGGTCAATAATTCGTCTATTGCCTTGCTGTTGTCCTGTACATTGCCTTTCAGAATTGACGGCGGGATTCCGAACGCGCGTGCTGTAAAATCAAATATATCATCATACAATGCTTTGATATCTCGCGTCGTTGTCTCGTTGTAATTCTTTGCATTTTTCGCCTCAGTGAATGTATAACCGTCAAATAACGGCAGTACTGCGTTTTCACTTTCGAAAAATGTTCTGAAATACTCATTCATCAGCTTTTCAAGATCTTTGCTGAAATTCTTTGAGTTCTGAGCTACTGTAGATATATCCAGGATCCCTTTTGATCCATGCGATTTCAGGAAATTCTTAGATCCGTACTGGATCAGCTTCGAATAAGATCCATACAGTCCCTGCAGTACTGTATTTACATTTTTCCAGTTCGGCTTTAAATACATAACGTCCGCCGATCTGAATGTCCGTAAAAACGTATAGTCATCAACAGTAACCTGGCTGTATGTATTTCCATACAGAGCATTTCTGTTCGTGCAGAAAGAATCCGCCACATAGATCTGACCGTCTATGCCCTCAACGATCAGGGCCTCATTGTTGCGGAACATCTTTTCAACCAGCTTGTCAAAAAACTGCTGCTTGTTTTGATTCCGGTTCGGTTCGATGTTCCAGACGTAGTATTCGTCTCGAAATATCTCCTCGCCATTGAGAAATGTACGAATCTCACATTTCGCAAGCAATTTCGCAATGATCTGAATTGCCCTCTGAAAAGCAAGTTCTCTCAGATATATCTCTGCTACTATGTTTTCAATCGGGCTGTCTGCGATTTCAAAACGCTCAATTGACTGTTCGGGTTCTTTTTCTTCCTGATCTGGTTTTCCCCGGATCAGGTTTCGGAACGAAAACCCCATTTCTGTCTCACCCCCTTTCAATAAATCATTACGCCGATGTCTGGCAGCTCTGCAGCTGCTGCATACGGGATCATGTCCTCTATGGTCATAGATGCAACAAGCGCCATGAACGGGTCTGTCTTTCTGCTTTTCGCTTCAATTTTCCCGTATACATAATTTCCTATGTCTGCATCATCCTTTTTCCCCGGCTTTCTTCCGTACTGGACCATCTTCGTGTTATTTGTTCCCCATCTCAGGACCGGATTGTCGCCCCAGATGAAATAATCATTCGCGAAACAGCTATCTATTACTGTCGCGACTCTCATGACGTCCGACGGTCTTACAAGTTTCAGATTTTTGTATACCTTTGCATCGAAGCCGATCTCTCTGAGCGCTCCTGCCAGTAATGCGTAACGGAAATCGTCTATTGCGACACCTTTGATGCAATACTGCGTCATTGCAAGCTGGATATAATCAACGATTACCTCTGGATGTATTTCTACATCATCAATGATCGTTAATAGTCCTCTTCTTTCCCACTCTGCAAGCGGCGCCTTTATCCTCGGAATATCCTTTGACTGTTTACACAACCAGGAATGATTGATATCATACCGGTTATTTTCGTCTCTGAAATGCAAATTCACGGAAACAAAGTCCGTGATCTTTGAAAAGTCAATTCCACATGTACAGATCCGTCCGTCCAGATCCGGGATTTCTCTGTTTGTGAGCTTAATTTTTTCATACGAACAGACTTTTATCTCGACTGATCCTGACGGAATGTTCATTCGTTTTGTCATGAATGCAGAGAGGCGTTCCGGATGTACAAGCCAATCCCGGTATTCTTTCCGGATCTCGCCCATAAGCGTCGGAAGATACGGTAAAGATGGGTTTGCTTTCTCCCAGTTCTTTTCATCGTGTACTTCTTCCTTGCTGTCCAAACGGCAGATAAACGGCAGCAGACCGTTATCCGGCATATCTCCGAAAAGAATCTCCTCTGCTGTTTCAAGAATATCGTCCAGGGGTCCCTCTCTTACGTCTCCCTGGGTTGTGTAATAAGACCGGCGCGGATGTGGTTTCTTTCCTAAACCTGTCGTAAATACCTCGATATTCTTGTAATCCTGGTACTGATGTATCTCGTTAAATACCACCAATCCCGAACGCATACCATCTTTTCCGGACGGGTTGTTCGTTCTTCCCAGAATCGTTGAATTTGTTTTTATACCAACAACTTTCTCAGAACTCCATTTGTAAAACTTTTTCAGTTTTTTGGTGTGTTCCGGCATTTCCAGGGCCTCAACCACGTCTTTCAGCGGTCTCAGTGCCTGGTCCTCATTGTTTGCGCATATATCGACGTCATATGCACGGATTCCGTTATATGGGCTTACCAAGCAGGCAGCTTCCCAGGCGATTGTCCCGTCTTTTCCGGCTCCTCGTCCTAACATACAAAACAGATCCGGCCAACGCGGTGTTTTCGACACTCTCCAGTATGTACAATCGTGTAGTCCTACTACAAAGATCTGCCAGGGAAACAGCGTTTCAAACGGGAAATACTTAGCGATCCCGATATATTTCGTCAGCTGTTCACTGTCTACGTATATGTCTTCGATTTCAAAACATTTTCGGACATGTGATACCAGTGCTTTGACATCCCTGGAAGATCTGATTTTCTCAGACTCGACAGCCTCCATGAACGCCTCAATACGTGGATCACAATTCCTCATCATCATCCCCCTTGATTGTTTCTTTTGTTGTCAGTTCCAGCTTGTCCAGTATCATGAGCATCTGTTTATTTACAGCTACAAGATCCTTGACAGATTGATTCTGTTTCACGATCTTCGCCTTGCCACTTGCAGACATCGTTTCGTACGTCACGCCACGCTTTTTGATATCGGTTTTCAGCTTCTTTTTGACATCATAGAGGGTCATATAGTCGTCTAAAAGGTCATTAAATACAGATATATCCGCCTGTTTTTTTCGCAATTGCTCTTTTAAGCTTTCTAATATATCCGCTTTTTTTTCGGCCATTTTTTCACCCCTATTTTTTTATTTTTCATCATGCGCGACTTTTCCCGGATTTGTCGAGGCCACCCACCGGTCTCCGGCCGGCCGCCAAAAATTGCAAATTTTCCGACGGGGGGGGAGTCAGTCCCAGCGCTCCTCTGTCAGCGGTTCCTGGCGTTTCGTTTTCCTGTATCCATGCACCGCCTCGTGGCAGTCATGGCATAGGCTTATCAGATTTCTTTTACGGGTTCCATGCCATTCATACCAGATGTCCAGAGCCATCTCCGGATGCCGTTTGACATAGTTCACATGATGCACTGTCGTAGCTGCAGTATACTTGTGCTGCTCTTTGCACCTCTGACATTCGTTGTGATCCATGTCCAACACCTGCTGCCGGACCTGCTTCCATCTGCCCCACACATAGAACCTGTGTATATCATTCGCCACGCACCACCTCGCGAACTCTATCTCCTGCTGTGTCATTGTGTCCTCCTAACCAAAAAGAGAGCCTGCTGTTTGCAAGCTCTCCTCGAGGGGAATTATCGTGCGGTTTATCTTTATACCACGCTATCAATATATCACTTATATTGTCCTGCGAGTACCGCAGTTACAGATACTCCTTTATCTTGTCTTTGTTATTGTTTCTCAGTTGCGCCTGGTACTTCTGTATTGTTTTCTGGAAGTTCTCCATACTCTTTCTGTATGCTTCTACTTTCGCAATGTTTTCTTTCCCGAACATACGGCGGTATCTTGCCTGCATGTTCCTGATCCGAATCAACATTCCTTTCGTCTTGTTATCCTTTAGCAGTACAATATACTTCTTTCCGCACTGTTCACACTGAATGTATTGGATGTCCAATTCTGTATTTGGTATATGTTCTTCCTTTGCAGTCAGCTCCATCTGAGCCTTGCATTTATCACATTCTATCATCTAATCCTCCTTGCTATGATACTGTAAAACCTCCTACGCATTTCGTAAAAGTACGATCTCTCGCATGGAATGCCTCTGGCTTTCATAGTCTGAAATGTACAATATTCTGTTGTCACATAATACAGCAGATATGGATACAGCTCTTTTTCTTTTCCGACTGCTTCCATGGCTGCGTCTTCAATCTTCTTTATCTTGCGTGCAATCTCGGCCGCTTCCATGGCTGCGTCAGCAGTTGAGTCAGAACAGTTATGTGCTCCCGGCTGTCCAGTCAGATTCTGTCCGGCTCTTGTGTCTCTCTTTACGGCCAGCTCCTCTTTCCACTCTGTATACTGCAAGCAATAGTTGTATGCGGTCTGAAAAGCTCTTTTTGATATATTATATTTCTTTCTGTTCAGCGGTCTCACGTTTGGCATTTCTACTCTCCTTTATTTCTCTGCTTTTATATCTGGTCTTCCCATCCCAGTCTCTGTCCGCACTGATCGCAGTAGTTATGTCCATGCTGGTCTGTTGCTCCGCATACCGGACACTCCCAGAGGCCGTCCTCTCTCTGTAAAACTCTGCAAGGGGTTTCTTTTCCTTTCGCAATCAGAAGTTCCTCATAATGTGCTTTTGTTGTGATTATGTATTCGTTCTGTGTCTCAATTTTAGTGTCGCTGCAAAGGAATGGCTTCTGTGCTACGTTATCAATAACTTTCTTTACGTCTCCTATGTCCATCATGGCTTTAATCCTCCATTATAAAATTTTTTCCGAAGATCTTCATAAACTCTGTTCTGCTTCCCCAGTTTTCCTCAAAAGCTCTCTGTCCATCTTCATGCAGCATGGCCATGATCTTCTTATTTGCGTGTACAGCTTCCGGTCCTGTTCCTGCAAGATGATGTATATTGCAGAGATACACCTTTAACCCGTAATGTCCTGAATGTGTCCGATTCGGACACCCTCCAAATATGTGATGTTCCTGGAGTGCCTGGTATCGTCTGTAATTGTTATGCAGTATCATACAAAGATAGCAAGTGCCGCTTTCTTTGCTGTGCATGATACTCGGTCTTTCCGGCTCTTTCTTTTTACTCCTTTTTTTCTTTTTCTGTTTCGAAAACGACTGCATTCTTTCTCTCCTCCAGCTTTTTCCTGTAACTTTCGTGATAATCTTTCAACCAGTGTGTCTGTCTTCTCTGATTAACGATCACTTTTACTTCAATAGCGTCCATTATTGCTCCTTTCTCAGCTAAACGGCAGTTCTTCCTCTATTCCATCCGGAATGTTCATAAATCCATCTGCGCCATCCGCAGGAGCTGGCGGTGGTGTCTGTTTTGGCGGATAGTAAGCCGCTCCGTTGTCTCCAGATGATTTACTTTCAGCAAATTCCTGTTCCTCTACTACAATCTCTGTTGTGTATACCTTCTGTCCATCTCTGTTCGTGTAACTTCCTGTCTGTATACGCCCAGAGATTGTAATTTTCAATCCCTGTCTGAAATATTTCTCTGCAAACTCTGCTGCACGTCCGAAAACGACACATGAAATAAAATCTGCCGTTGCTTCCCCGTCTTTGTGAAATCTTCTGTCTACTGCAAGCGTGTATCTGGCTATTGCCAGCGGATTCTCTCCGGTTGTATATCTTACGTCGGGATCTCTGGTTAATCGTCCCATCAAAATTACTTTATTCATTTCTTCTCCTTTGCCATTACTACTCTTGTCCCTTTAATGCGATATGCTCTTGAATCTACCATGTCGGAATCTGTCTCAAGAATATGATCCTCTATCAGCATTGTCATATGTCTGTGGACTGTCTGTTTTGACAGTCCTGTTTCTTTGGCAATTTCATAGATTGCAGGTGGATAACAGTGTGCTTTTATATACCCTACAATGTACTTCAATATTTTCTCTCTGTTTTCCTGTGCTTCTGCTGCCGAATGGTTCATTTCCATCTGCTCCTTCCTGCTTTCCTGCGTTGCGCCAGTTTTTCCGCTGTATGAACCATATTCTTTGTATTTTCCGTATAGTTTCCCGGTTCTGGAATCTCTGACATGCTTATTCCTGCATTTACAAATAAATTTCTAAGGCTCTCAATTACTTTCTGTCCTTTTTCTCCAGCTTCTGCAAATATCTTTGATATTCTTCCTACTGCCTGCCTTAATTCTTTGCTGTCCCAGGAAGCATTTACTGTCGGCTTTCTTCCTCCCCATGGTTTGTTTATCGCCAGGTGATAGCTTTTCCCGGAATATTTCATTTTCTTCGGTGGATTTTTTCCGGTGACCTGTTTGAATAATTTCTTTTTCTGTCTCTTATTCATTTCTTTCCTTTCCCGTTGCCCAGCAGCCGATCACAGACGGATTCAAATTCTAACAATAGTTCGAAATCCTTCTTTCTACTCAACTTCCTGTCAATCTCTTCTACCTTGTACTCTCCGAATATGCGATCCCCGGAGGTTCTTGCATTGTTTACCTGAGCAGTTGTGCAATGCAGTTCTTCCTTGATTTCTCCGCTTGTTACATTCTCCAGAATCAGGTCACCAGATCTATTTCTTACCTCATACAGTTTCTTGACCATTTTTCTCTCCTTAATGTCCTGCAAGGAATGTTTGCATCATTCTAGTTCTCCAGTCTGTCTGATTGCCCGTCCATTTTTCACACTGATCGTCGTCTTCTACCAGACGGCCGGTGCGATCGCAAAGACCACAATCATTTTCCATACAGGTTTTACATGTCTTCTCCATTTTCTTCCTCCACCTCACTTTTCTTTCAGTACTACCTGAATCTGTTTCAATTCTTTCAGGGTTGCTCGCGCAATGTCCAGATGCTCGTCGGATATTTCCTCGTCAATGTATTCCTGGATCAGTTCTTTCAGCATCTCCGGATCCACTACAATTTTCAGATGTTTCACCATCGCTTCTCTAATCAGTTTTGAACACTGCTTGTCTGTCAGGCCTTCTTTGTTTTCAATCTCTTTCAGTGCTTTGTTGTATTTCTCTGTATCGAACTCATAGCAGTCCATCAGCTTGCTTGTGAACTTCTTGCTCCGGTTCGTTGCCAATCGTGCCTCTTCTGCCTTTTCTCTCAGTTCGTCCAGTGTGTCTAAGCTAATTGTTGCCGTACCGTCCATGTCTCCTGTCTCCTTTCTGTTTATTTCTCCATTTCAATTCCACTGTCAATAAGTTCCTGCATTTCTGCGTCCAGAATGCGGACGTAAGTTCCTCTTACCATCCGCATTACTTCCGGGCTTAATTCTTTTGTGTTCTTTTCTGATACCAGGCTTTTAGCCAGGGTGAATACATATGCAACGCTTTCATCTTCTGTAACAGTGTCTTGAAATTCAATTACAAGGATTTTTCTTCCCTCATGGCTTATGATCCATGCGTTTTTTACGATTTCCTTGTGCATTTCAAGGTGAATATAAATCGGCTTTTCCTGCAATTGTTAACCCTCCTGACTTTCGATTATCTTTTTGATGATTCTAAGTCCTCCGACAATTAACTGCTGCCTGTAAATTTCCATCCATGGAAGACCTGGCTCTTTTTCTTCTACTTCAAGAATTTCTTTGAGGTTTCTTTCTTCGTCATACAAATAGCCTGTTATTTCTGCGCTTGTCGGTACCTGAATATCTTTAAGTGCTTCCTCCCATGTGCTCGGAATCATTCCCCAAGTATTTGATTTTTTATCCTGCTGCTTTTCGGCAGCGTTTTCTTCCTGATCTGCTGCTTTTTGGCAGCGTCCTTCCTCCGCATCAAATTCCGGTGAATATGGATTATATAAATTTTTCGCTTCTACGACCAGACGGCCGTACTTCATTGCTACTTTTTCCTTTTTGACCGTAATTTCCAAACCTGCTGCAAATCCCATGAACGAATATTCGACTTCTCTTCCGGAAACTGCGTGCCATCCATACGGTGCTATTTTCTTTTGTACTGCTTTTGCCGCTTCGCCATTGTTCTTGCACTGTCTGCATATCCTCATAATTGTTTTTAATTTATCCGGATACTCCTCAAATAGTGCTTTTACCGCTTCCGCTTCCGTAAGTGTGCTTTGTGGCTTCTCCGGAGCGTCTACGGATACTATGCGGACCGGCTTCTGTTTCTTTCCGAATCTTTTCACCAGTTCTTCAGATAATTCATTCCACGTCAGGCTGTACTGCATTGTACTTTCAGGATTGAATGTTATCCCCTCTTTACTTGCCTGATAATTGAAATGTCCGTTTCTGATCCTGACATCCCGGTACCGGATACTGATTAAGTATGCAGTCATTCTCGTGTCGCATTTGAGGACTCTTTCTCTTTCGCCTTTATTTAAGGCTTCGAAGAATCTTTCTATCTGTAGTTCTGGCTGTACCGGTGCCTCGTTCTCTGGCGGTCGCTGCTGCCCTGTCGCCTGTTCAATCGTGAATTGTCCAGGAATGTCTCTGTTATTCTCCTGCAGGCTCTTAAATGCTTTGATCTCTGCTCCTGTAATTCCGTCATGGTCCTTATAGTGTTCCATTGCCTTTTTCTGATATGTTTCATCCAGATCTGCAAGTTCACGGGCTACTGTGATGTTGATTTTTGCGGACTGAAACTCTTTCATCCATTCCGGACTGAGTTTCTTCTGGACTGCATGGTATCTTTCCATCTGTGTTCCAGACACTCCGATTGTCTCCCGCACCATGTCCCTTGTTTTGCCTTTCAGCTCTGTGAGTTCTCGCAAGCCTTTTATGATTTCTTCTGTCTCAAGAGCTTCTTTCATCTTCTCCCAGTCCGTTTTTTCTCTGAACCGGTTTGCCTGGATAACTGCCAGCTTTTCCAGGAGCTGCGTCGTCTCATGGTCTTCTTCGCCATCCTCCAGAAACATTTTTCTTGTGTCGTCCTTAACTGTCGTGTATTTGCAGTTAATTTTTCTAAATTCCTCATGTCCTTCCTCTACAAGCATTCTGCAACACATTGTTCTGCAGTGTCCGGAAATTATGTGATCTTCTCCGTTTACATCCTCGATCAGGACATCCTGCATTACCCCGAACAGCTGAATGGAATTTTTCAAGCCCCGGAGCCGGTCCGGGTCTGTCCCGTAGAAATTTTCTTTCGACGGGACAAGTTCGAATACGTCTCTGTATACGGTATCGCTTGTATTTTCCTGTTGCACCTGCTTCGGACGTTTGTTCACCATATCGGCAAGGTTAAAAGCCATCAGTCCTCCCCTCCTTCCTTTGCGTATTTCACTGCAGTTATGTATTCATTTACAAGATCTTCGTAGTCTTTCGCCGCCAGAGATCGTGGAGAATACAATGGAATCGGTATCCTTGCATATGTGCTTTCAGATACCTTTCTGGAATATCTTATTTTTGTCTGGAGCATTGGATAGCCTGCTGCCTGGATCATTTCCAGTCCCTGTCTCTGGGCTTCGTTTCTTCTGTCGTATTTCGTGATAAAGATCCAGAAATTTTCCAGATCTTTGTTCAGGTCTTCTTTTGTGTATCCAATCTGACTCACCAGCTCCGGCAAGCCTTCGGTTGTGTTGTCGTCGATTTCAACCGGAATCAGTACATCATCACACGCTGTCAGAGCGTTGATTGTTGATACATTAATATCCGGAGCGTTGTCAATGATACAGAAATCGTACTGATCTTTCACGCATTCAAGAGCGTCCCTGATACGGAATTGCTGTGGACGCGTCTGATCTAACATAACCGCCTGGTTTGCGCTGAGCAGGCGCATATTTGCCGGAAGTACATCCAGATTCTCAAAGTCTGTGTGCTTAATTAGTTTATCCATCCAGTCCTCCGGATGCCTGGCTGTCATAATTCGGTCAATTCCTTCCCCGTCCTGGGTGCGGCGGTTTAATCCACGTGACGCGTCTCCCTGCTTGTCATTATCCACCAGGAGAACTCTGTTCCCCTGGCTTGCAAGAATATATGCGACACTGTTTGATGTAATTGTCTTTGCAACTCCACCTTTTAAATTTATTACTGCGATTGTTCTCATAATCGTTTCCCCTTTTCTTGTTGTTATTCTTTTCTTTTTCCGCAGCTACATCCGTCCCCTGGTTTCAGTTTTCTGCGTATTCCCTCTACACACTGGCAATAGCCTATGTTTTCTGGTTCTAAGTAATATTTGTACTCACATTCTTCGCAGAGTACAATATGCTTGTACCTGTCCATAAGTTTCATAGCCTGGCTATGGTCAAAGTGATTGATCTTGTCATATTCTGCTTTGATCCCGTCTGTATGCTTCTGCAGTTCACAGTAATGGCAGAAATAATCCAGTTCCTCCTGGTTTAAATCTTCTTCTCTGTATCTGCAGATATTGTCGCAGATGTATTCTTCCAGAGCTTCAATGTTTGTGCCTATTCCGTCGTCCTCTTTCTTCGTCGGCTCGGCGCATCCATTCGGGTTTGCCGTTCTCTGGCTCGCTGTCAAAATAAATTCCTCCTTTCTGGTCTTTGTAATACGTGAATTTATATCCTGATCTAGTGATCGTGCCTATGTATTCCATGTCAGCCGGGTTCTGTTCTGGTCTCAGGCTCCATCCCTTTCCCCATATCTCCTCCATCTTTTTTCATTTCCTCCTGCATCCATACGGAGTATGTGTGTTTTCCAGAGTGAGAGGATATCACGATGCTGCACTCTTTTATCTTTCTGCAGATACTCTCCCATTCCTTAGCGTTCTTTATCGGTTTGCCTTTTGTATCTTTGAAATCTGTTGCTGCCATTTCATCTATTTTCAGGATCCGCGCTGCAACAAACGCGTCTTTTGTATATACGCATACCTCACATTCTTTGTGGAATCGTACAAGAGCTTCTTCTAGCGCCTGCAGATTGCACTTGTGATATGTTCCCTCTGCTGATCCGAACCCTACACGGGTTACTGGTATGCATCTTCCGGCCATGGCTTCAAGTACATATCCGTATTTTCGCCAGGTGCATTCCTGGTTTTGCTTGTCCGTCTCCAGATATATATTTACTTTCATGCCCTTATTCCCTCTTTTTCTTTACTTTCTTTTTCTGTTCCTGCTTCTTTGGCAGTCTCTTCGTGCGGATCAGTGTATATGTGCGGTATGGTTGACCGGTCACGCTGTTGATGTCTTCGTGAAAAGAGTCTTTTTCCACTTCCCACCCTTTCGGGATTCTGACTTTTCCCCATGTCTCCCAGTGCTTATGCACTTTTTCATCCGGCTCCGGAATTGGCAGGTTCCTCGACGCTGAATAACTCGCCTCCCTCAACCTTGGCTCTGTATCCGGTGTCTTTGTTATGTACGCTGCCAGATCAGCAAACTCACCTTTTTCATACATGAGTTTGTTTTCCACCTGTCCATGCGGCCATGCCTTTCGCAAAATGATGTCGGTATCCGGAATCCTGTTCACTATGATGTGTATGTGCCAGGCTCCTCTTGTGCCTACCTCAATGTTGCGCATCCATTTCAGCTCTGCTCCCCGTTTCTTGTATTCCCTTCTGAGTATCTGCAGGAATGCTTTCCAGTCTTCCTTTGCTGCTTCCATGGACGCCGGTCTCTTGTCCATTGCATATGACAGTCTGGAGAAATAATCATCCACGTCGAAATTGTTCCGGAGCTTCCAGCGCGCCAGCCTCTCCCGGTTATACTGGTTCCTCTTCTTCATCTGCTCCGGGGTGGCTTTCTTCTTCTCCTGCCTCTTCTGTTCCGGTGCTCCATACCTTGCTGTATGATACTCATACACCTCTATGACATTCCGGAACCTCATTCTCATACTTTTGTAGCTCATATAAGTCCCCTTTTGAATCCATCTCTAATACTTCTAGCAAGTTTGCAACAGGGGTTTCTCTCCCCTGCTTTCAGGCTTGCTTTTTTGAGTTTTCAAGGATCCGGCATTACAATGATATAAAGATCGTTACACATGATTCTGAGCTGACATTTGTTGCATGTATGTCAGCTCATTTAGTTTACATAATACCGTGCTGTTTTTTCTTGACTTCACAATATGTTTTCGCTGCTGCTTCCGTCATATTCCCTGGAGCATCAATGTGGTGTGCCTCGAACTCCATTGCCTCTCTGAAATGCGCTACAACTAATTCTGTTTCCGGATTATCCTTTCGCATATCTTTTGCGATTATCTCAAGCGCATTGATAATAAACGGCATATCTCCGTCTGGTGTTGGAAAAATAGCGTCTGCAATTTTGTTCAACCACATTGTTTGTCTTTCAAACACCAGTTTAAGCAACTCACCGCTTCCAGCCTCCTTTGTTGCTTCTCCTATTTTCTTCATAAACTCTTCATATCCATTAAAATCACTTTTAAGCATATAATCCTCCTTGACATTTCTTTTCAGGTTCCTTATACTATTTACAAAAGTTGTTTTTTCTTTTTGGCTCCCACGTCTGCCAACGTGAGAGTCTTTTTTATGTTCTCGAATATATCTTCAATCCAGAGCATGAATATGAATGCGCACACGCTTATCGCAAGTGTAAGCATAATCGCCTGGATCCTGCTGCCGATCTCCCAAACCGGCAGCATTGAGATCAGATACCCTGTCAGCATTGATGTGATTACTTTTCGTTCCATTTCTGCCTCCTTATGCTGTTTCCTCTTTCTTTGGCTTTTCTTTCACCTTTACGGTGATGTCAACGCCATGCTTCTTTGAGAGAATCATGGCAAGGGTTTCGTAAAATCTTACCGTATTGAATGTTCCTTGCGTTTCCATCTTCTTCCCCCTCCTAAAACTCAAATTCTACTGCAGGAGCTGTCGGCATTGGTGTATATCCGCCAGCCAGCTCCAGGCGTCTTATTGCTTTGCGTCGGCTTGCTTCGCTGTTGTCCCAGGCATATTCGTATCCATCCGGAGCCGGTCCGCGTTTTGTTTTCCCGTTACAACGATCAGTGATAGCTTGTCGACTCAAAAAATTCTTTTTCGCTGCTTCTCTCGCAGATCTGTAATATTCCACATCCTGTCCGCAACTGTCCAATTTCACGACTATTTTATTTCTGGAACTGTAACCGGTCAGTTTTCCAAGTTCCTGTCTGGGTATGTATGCTATATTGTTTATGTGATTCTCAGACTGCATTCCGTTCTTATGATACGGAACCGCACCGTCAGGAACAGGTCCTAAAAACGTCCTTGCAATCAGGGAGAGAACTATCTCCTCTTTCGCTTTTCCGTCTTTTGTGAGCTTCACAACCAGGCGCTGACTCCCTTTCATTTTTTTTGTGATAGGGAGTCATGCTGCGAAACTGTCCGGATTTCAAAGTTCTCCGGATGTTCCCCTCTGTGCTCGCCTGGTATTTGCCGTCATATCCTGGAATATCTTTCCATCTTTCAATCAAGGTCGTCCCTCCCTTATGCCGGCTTTTTCTGAGCCGACATGCTTGCACCCACCTTGACGCCTTTCAGGAATGTATCCATCAGTGTCTGCTTTGTGATGTTTACAGACTGCAGAAACGCTGTCAGTTCTTCGGCTTCGGCTTTGTCTTCCATGCTTAACATTACTTCCATATTCTTCTGTGACATATCTTTCGCCCCTTTCTGGCTTACCTCATCAGTGAACACGTTGCCATCGTGTCCAGACGGTCATTGTTGACCGTTTCGGCTATTCTTCTTTCCATTGGTATGATGTACATGCTATACACTGTTTACACTTTTCCAGTGGTTCATCTGATACTTCACCTCCGAATCCCATGCAGGTTCCATCGCTGTCTCTTCCTGCACTTCCAATCTTTTGCTGTATGCTGCATGTCTGGATCCGCTTCTCTATCCTGCACTCTTTACAGATGATTTTCTTTCCAACTGTGCATCCTTTCTTTCTCGCATACTTAGCAGCCCATGCCCTGCTAACTCCGTCATTATTGGATGTCCAGCCCATAACCCATTTGCCGCAAATATCGCAATATACATCCGTATCTACCTTTCTTGTGATTGCCATTTATGTTGTGCTCCTCCGTTTCGGCTTGTACTTTTCTTTCTTCTCTCCTATACTTTAGCTATCAGTCTGTACCAGAGACTGAAAACTAAAGAAAGGAGACCACTACATGAGCGAAAAAGAAATTGCAATTCATAATATTGCTCTGCTTTACAGTATTCATAAGGAACTGCACCCTGATGATACTGAAATGACTCTTGAAATGATCGCTGCTAACTACAGCAGAACTGTTTCAGAAGTCAAGGAGATTCTTCTGTAATCTCGCAAATAGCGAATGGTTTCAGCTTTCTGATCCGTTCGCTATTTTGTTTTATCGCAGATTCTAAATACTTCGGAAGTAACTCAGCTTCTCCCTGAGTCCATCCGCACTCCTGCATTTCTTTTAAAATCTGCCTTGCTGTTCGTTGGATCATAAATTCGTCTATTCCTCCAACTCTTCGCCTGGGTCTCTCCAACGTTCCGCATCCCCTTTCTTTTGTTCGTTCTAAAAACATGATAGTTGTTTAAAAGAATTTTGTCAAGTCATTTTTGTTCGTTTAAAAAACTTTTTCCGTTGACATTCCGTTTTTTCAGTGCTATGCTATTTTTATAATAAAAAGGAGGTGAACACATGACTCGCGGTGAACGTGTTAGAATAGCACGTAAAACTCTCGGTCTCACACTTGAAAAGTTCGGCGCCAAAATTGGTCTGAAAAAGAGTTCTCTCAGTCAAGTTGAAACCGGCGTTAATGATCTTACAGAATCAAATATAAAAGCTATTTGTCGTGAATTTAATATTGATGAAAAATGGCTCAGAGATGGCGTTGGCTCCATGTTTATAGAGTCAGAGACATTCAGTCTTGATGAATTTGCTGCGCAGCATAATGCGACAGATCTTGAAAAGGAAATCATTAAGACTTATTTTGAAATCGATCCAGCGATCCGGAGACAGATCCTAAATCACTTTAAAGAGAATCTTATGGGTGCTGGTGGTGCTCCAGACAGCCCAGAAGAATTAGAAATTATGCACCCACCTGTTACAGGTGATGAAAAAACAAATGCTGGATAATAAAACACCCAGCTGCAACTAACTATTTATTTAAGTATTATGATTTGAGTTCCCCCATTAAAGTCAAGATTAATATATATAGTATTGTTGCTGTGATAATACAAAGCGTATATTTTGCAGTTGCCGTAATGTATGTATTTTCTTTTCACCATTGTTTCCACACCTTCCCGTTAGTAAGTAACAGCTGGGTGCAAGAAACATTATAAGAGGGAAACTCATCATAATACTACCGGTAAGTTTTTCCAATCAAGGAGGTATAAATGATGGGTCTTTTTAATAATAGTGGTGAAACCAAAGAAGAAAAGAAAGCCCGTAAGCAGGCAGAAGCCGAGGCAAAACAGGCAGAAAAGGATCTTGCAGCTCTCCGTAAATTCGGAATGGAAAATTTAAAAGATCCTAATGATATTGAATCTGTCAAAAGTATTCTTAATGAACTAAGTGGTACCGGTCTTACAGAGCTTGGAATCTCTTTGGGTGCCGGAAGTGATCGTGATATTCAGAAAAATATTATGAACTATCAGCGTGCAGTCCTTGAACAGAATTTTATTATCATTCGTCAGCTTGACAGAATCGCTAAATTACTGTCCGACAAATAATTATCTAGGGGTGGAACGAACATGAACAAGAAAAAGAAATTATTGTCTTTGATTCTTTCTATGGTTATGATATTGTCTCTCTTTACAGTTCCCGTTCAGGCAGCAACCAAAAAGGTCGCAAATCAAACCAAATCTATTACTATGGTTGTGAACCAAAAGAAAGCCATTAAAGCTCCGGTTAAAATGACTTACAAAAGTAGCAATCCCAAAATTGCTACCGTAAGCTCCAAAGGAGTTATCACTGCCAAGTCAAAAGGTTCTGTTGTTGTTACAGGCAAATATAAATCTGTAAAATGGACTTACAAAATCAAAGTAATTGCAAAGAAGGCTCCTCTAGGAACCTATGTATGGATCTGCGATACAGGAAAAAAATATCATCTCAGTAAAGACTGCAGTAAAATGAATAATCCGTACAGAGTGACGATCAGTGAAGCCAAAGCGCGCGGATATGATGCGTGCAAGAAATGTTATAGATAAATAAAAATCGCCCCAGTGTTGGCGCACCAGGACGACTTTGTGAAAACTCTGCAGCTATCAGTTGATGCTACAATTCTTTTCCAGACAATTAGAATTATAGCACGAACTGATACGCCTGCATAGGTGTATTTTTTATACCCATTTTTTAAGGAGTGATACTATGAGTATAACAAATGTTGCTATATATGTACGTGTCTCCACAGACCGGCAGGCAAAAAAGGGAGACAGTATTGATGAACAGCTCTCCACCTGCAAAGCCTATATTGCATCTAAAGAGAACATGGTTCTGGCCGGAACCTACATTGACGATGGAATCTCCGGCAGGAAAATCAAACGTGGAGATTTTGAGCAGTTGCTTGATGATGTCCGGCTCGGACGCGTGAATCTGATTATTTTCACTAAACTCGACCGCTGGTTCCGCAGCCTGCGACACTATCTGAATACGCAGGCGGTTCTCGAAGCGAACCATTGTGACTGGCTCGCTGTCGATCAGCCGTACTTTGATACGACCACACCGCATGGCCGGGCTTTCGTCGCACAGTCTATGACCTTTGCAGAGCTGGAAGCAGAGAACGATTCTGTCCGGATCCGGGATGTGTTTGACTATAAATACCGGCAGGGTGAAGTTCTGGCCGGAAAAGCACCTCTCGGATTTTCCATTGAAAACAAACATCTTGTACCTAATCAGGACGCTGAAAAGGTGCTGCATATCTTCCAGTTTTATGCTGCTTGTAATTCCCTGAACCAGACAATCACGCATCTGGAATCTGATATGGGTATCGTTATGACTCAAAGCAATCTTAAAACTGCAATCTTAAAAAATAAAAAATATATTGGTGTGTTCCGTGATAACGATCATTATTGTCCTGCCATCATTCCATTGGATCTGTTTGAGCGTGTACAGGAGCTGCTTGCTATTAATGTCAAAATCAGTCAGAAATATAACTATATATTTAGTGGTTTACTCCGCTGCGCTCACTGCGGTCATTCATTTTCTGGTGCTACACGAAAAATAAAGAAAAAGGCTGGTGGCTTTTACAAATATCCTCTCTACAAATGTCATGGCGCCTATCCAAGCAAGCGTTGCAGCAATCGCAAAGTTATATTCGAATCATGTATAGAAAGGTACCTGATTGCAAATATCAAGCCTCTCCTGCAGGAGCATATTGCAGAATATGAAATTACAAGTGCTAAAGTGATTGATTATGATTCCCGGAGAGCAGCACTCCTGAAAAAAATTGATAAGCTGAAAGATCTGTACGTAAATGACATAATTACTATGGATGAACTAAAAAGAGATAAAGAGAAATATATAAAAGAATTGGAAAATCTCCCACGTAACCAGGAGCAGAAAGATCTGGCTCCAATCCGGAAGCTCTTAAAAATGGATCTGGATTCTATATATCAGACATTGGAACCAGCAGAACGCCGTCAGCTCTGGAGATCAGTCATTAAAGAAATCCAGATTGACGATCACAAGAATTTAAAGGTCATTTTTTTATGACCTTTTTGTAGTAGTAACTAATAGTAACCTGTTCTTTATTTGGATAGATCCTTATTTTTACTGCCCGGTTTATCTTTCTCACCCTGACTCTCTATATACTGATGGATTGTTTCAACAGGTGCTATATTTCAAAGATTTCTTTTGTTCTCTCTGACATCTTATCGTCCAGCATCTTTCTGCTATATTTCATAACCAGAATCAAACAAAAACACTGAATGAGAATTATTATCTAAACTCATTATGTACACTCACTTATTGCTTATTTCGACCGTCCAAATTCCAAGAGCATATTGTTCTTTTTTCTATTATAATATATTTATTGTATCAGAACAAGTGTTTTTGTGATTTTTTATGAATTTGAGCAGACATGCTCGAATGTGCAATTCATCCCATCACCTATAG